GCATCAGCAACATATATCACAAACTTAGTAGATACTGTGATATCTTTTACTTCTTTACTAATCATCGGAGACCATGCTACGAATGATAATGTGCCCTGCTGTGTAGGAATACCTACAATTCCATTCTTTAGTGTGAGGGAATTATCATCATGGTTGACGACTTCAGCAATTACATCCTCTCCAGAGGACATACGGATCAGTTTTACGTTCATTTGAATTGACACTCCATCATAATTTCGGTTAAACATGCCAGAAGATTAATCTCCTGATCGGCAGCAAACGCTGCCTGGTACTGGTATTTAGCGATTACTAAAACCGCTGCTGGAATAGTAGCAGGTGTAAGAACATCATACATTGCTTCGTAGATACGATGACTAACCATATTAAAATCGTTATCCAGATTAGCAACTACCCACTTACGAACAATATTAAACTCTTTGTTCTTCAGAGCATTCATAAGTCCTTTGAGATTGAAGTCAGTGATCTCAGCAAGGATACCAGTATCAATGCTACCAGTATTACCATACTTCTGAAGTTGATTGAGGACACGACGCCAATCAGGGAAGTGGTTTTGAATTAATTCGGCAACAACTTTAGGATCGTATTTAACATTTTCACCCTCAAGTATAGTCCTGACACGGTTGAAGAATTGCCCCGCAACAGCTGCCTTTTCCTTTCCTTTGTAGGTGAAGTCAATGACTGAACATCTTGATTGGATGGGGTCAATGATTTTGTTTTTGTAGTTGCAGGTGAAGATGAATCTGCAGTTGCTATGATACGCCTCAATAGAACTCCGTAAGAGGAGTTGTACATCGTTCCCTGTGTTATCTGCTTCATCAATAATGATGACTTTGTGCTTACTTCCTTGAAGTGATACGGTCGTTGCAAAAGTTTTTGCTTGGTTCCGTACCGTATCCAGAAAGCGTCCTTCGTCAGATCCATTAATTACAATATAAGATAGTCCAAGTTCGGCACAGAGTGCCTTTGCTGCTGTAGTCTTACCGACACCAGGTGGTCCAGTGAGAAGAAGGTTATTCAACTCACCAGCAGCAACCTGTTGTTTAAGATCACGTTTGATGCCATCTGGCAGAATACAATCGTCAATTGTTTGAGGACGATACTTCTCGACCCAGAGATACTGGTCGTTCATAATATAAAAATAAAGTTTAGTTGGAGTCTGGTTCTAAAGCAATCCAGTATGTGACAGGAATGCTTTTGTTAGTAAAGCGACTGATGAGACGCTTAGACATTACTACATCATAATCCCCTTTGATAAGTTTCAGGTTCTCAACTTTCATGTTGAGGACAAATTCATCATCCGTTTGTCCGACATTAATAGAGAAAGTATTTGATGTATCATTCTCCTTATCGCGAACAAGAACAGTAACATTAGTGCTATCACCAATCACAGAAAAATCTGGAAGTTGATAGACAGCAGCAGCGCGAGTCAGACTTTGAATGTCTGATTCACTCAGAACAAAGTTTACATCTGCTGACGGGACTTTAATACCCTGGTCCGGTGCCTGCTTAATCAGACTTGAGTCAGCAAAGAAATATTTAATAGCAGAACGATTGTTCTTAATTTTTACATAATGATCACTACCAAACTCCATGTCAGCACCATGCATCAATGACATGCCGCCAAGAAACTCATTAAGATCATAGATCGAAAAATTCTTAGGGAAAGTTTCTTCTACGTTTGCCTCAGCAAGAATGTTTTCTGCTACTGAGATAGTGCGAATAGTATTTCCAGACTTCACAGAAATAGACTGGTTGATACCAGAGAAATTCTTAAGAAGGTTGAAAGTATTTTGAGAGAGTTTCATGGTCATCGGTTAGGGTATTCTTCAGTAATGTTGGATTTGTCAGAGAAATGGAGCAGCAGCAATGCGTAGTGAAGGATCTTAATGATATCACGACGGGCAGTGCCCTTACGATCATAGCGTGAAGCATACTTTAGGATGTTGCTGCGGCAGAATGCCTCAGCGTCTCCACATGATTCAATAAGATCTAACGTTTGAATACTGTCGTTACCAGCAGAATAATGTTGTCCATAGGTTCCTGAGATATAATCGCGCAACTCTTTAAGAAGCGCATCTTCATTGTATTTCATAATTAATCTCCATTAATCAATTGTTCCATTTTACTAAAATTTTTCACTTTATCAAATTTGAGAACACGATCGAATTTCTCGACCATGTGTTCTCGGTGCGAGATAATAAACAAGTTGAGATCGTTCGTGAAGTTCCTCAATATGAATGATAACTCATCAGTGCCTGTGCTGTCAAGTGAGCTGTCAAAGATCTCGTCTAGGACTAGAAGGTTGGTGTCTACACTGTTCTTGAGCTTGGCAACGGATCTCCATGTTAGCATAAGAGCGATGTCAATGCGAGACTTCTCACCCTCCGAGAACGATGCGTAACTAAAGTCGTCCCTATAACGAGACTTGATAGTCTCTTCAAAACTCTCACTGAGTGTGAAGTTTACAAAGAAATCCATCTGCTGTAGGTATTGGTTGATGAGTTTGTTCATCACCGGCAGGTATCGTTTGATGATCCTGGTCTTGATGCCAGTGTCCTTCAGCAGGTTAGCAGCAACACTGTAGTAATCTTTGTTCTCTTTGTGGGCGGCAAGAATACTTTCATAACCTACACGTTGATCATTAAGGTTACTTAACTGCTCCTGCTCTTTACTAGAATCATTCTTACTATCTTGGATAGTTTTGATTTCAGTTTCTAGTTCTTTGATCTGCTTATTCATATGATTGATAAGAGAATTATTCTTATCAATCACACTATAGTGTTTACGAATGTCATCAGAGACTTCTGTGTATTCAGAAATTTGTCCCTTGACTTCATCTATCTGTTGCTCTAGTATTTCCCATGCTTTTTTAGTCTCTATAATAGTATCGTTGTTACGATCTATCTTATCAGTCTTAAATGTTTCATCAAGATCTTGTTTACAGGTGGGACATTTATCATTCTTGGAATAAAAAATGTTTTCTTTCTCTAAGTTATTAACTTTAGTTTTAAATTTTACTTTAAATTCCTTTAAATTATCATACTTAGTAGAAAGTTTATCACCATCAAATAATACAGACTGTTTTTCTTTAATATATTCGTTTGTATTATTATTTTCCTTGACTACATCATCGCTTTGTGTAATGAGTTTACCGATTTTATCCTGCTTATACTCAATTAAGTTATCACTTTGTGTCTCAAGCTCCTTTATAAGTTCTTCTTGCGTCTCTATACGATGCTTTACTAGGTCAAGATCCTTTTCCGTGAAGCGAATATCATCATTTAATCGCTTCATGCGATCTTTAAGATTAGTATTCATGGTAGAGAACACCTGAATATCTAAAAGATCCTCAATGATTTCACGACGTGATGCTATCGGCAACTGCATGAATGGAATGAACGTAGAAGATCCCAGAACAACAATCTGGGTAAACGATTTATAGTTAAGTTTGAGGATCGTTTGTTCTAGGAACTTCTGCTGATCTCCAGTAGCAGCATCTTGGTTCAGCATTGCCCCATCAACATAAACCTCAAAGAGATTAGGTTTCATGCCACGGACAACCTTATATTTTTTATTACCCTGAGAGAACTCAACCTCTATAAGACAATCCTTACCATTAATAGTATTGACAAGTTGAGGTTTGTTAATCCTACGAAAAGGTTTATTGAATAAAACAAAAGTAAGAGCATCTAGTAGAGTACTCTTACCTGCACCATTCTTACCAATGATCACATTGTTAGTATGAGTATTAAGAGTTATCTCAGTAAAATTATTACCACTGGATAAAAAGTTTTTATAACGAATAGTTTCAAAAATGATCATTGTGTGATGGCGGAATAATAAGTTCGTCTTGAGCAACAACAGTATATTTGTAACCTGTGCTTTCGCACATTTCAATCATAGATTCACCGTCTACTTCAACTGGAGACATTGAAGGAAAATCATCTGCATCAAGTAGAATAGCAAACCGTTCTGCATCTTCTAATTGGGCAAACAGTAGTAATGTTCTTTCATTCTTACCATTTGAAACAGCATATGCCCCCTCAGATTCCTTCCCTTTAAGACAGAGTATATACATTATACCACCTCCAGTGCCTCCACGTAAAGAGACTTCATAATCTCTTTCAATTTACCGCTATCCAAATTCGTATTAAGTTCTTCAACATACTTTTCCAGAATAGTTAATGTATCCTCATGTTCCAATTGAATATCTTCATCCTCACTTTCTTCTGTGGAAAAGTCTTCAATAATTTTAAGATCTAATGTGACATCTTGTAAAGAATTGATAAGATAATCAAACGCAGTGTAATCTGTTTTATTTTCTACAACAACTTTTACTACAGTATCTTTATATTTTTCAACATCTAAGTCATAATATTCATTTTTAGTATCATCATAGAATATTTTATGAAACATTTCGTAAGGATTTTTAATATACTGTAACTTTAAAGTTTCAGTATCAAAGATATAAAATCCACGTTCATCAGCATAATCATTCCAATACATCTGATAAGAGTTTCCAAGATACTTAAAGTTTCCTTTCTGACTCTTAGTATGGAAGTGACCGGACATTACCAGATCAAATTTATCAAACTCATTAGTACTACGACCATGATTACAGACATAAGTAGGATTAGTTTTAAATCCTTCCATCTCTAAATGTCCCAGAACTAACTTGGCATCTGTGTCACGTAGAATACTAACGGTCTGTTCTTCATTCTGGTCACATATCCATGGCAGATAAACCATCTTACGCCCGTCTAGGATGACCTCAGAGGGTTCCGAATATACATTCAGGTTAGAATACTCCTGTAGTAAACTCTCTAGTGAGTTGATCTCCAGAGTGTTCTTATAGAAGGCATCATGATTACCGACCATCATATCCATAGTAATACCCATCTCCTCTAGAGGATTAAAGATATTCTCTCTCGCCCAGTTAAGAGACCAAAAATCTA